TCAATTACAGCTTATGATCAATTAAGATATTTAAAAAGTAAAGCTTATTACGTTTTTAAAGGTAAAAAAGCAAGTGAAATTATTAAAATGATTGCGGAAGATTTTAAACTCACAATCGGAGAAATAGAAGATACTGAACATGTATTCGAGAAAAGGCGTGAAGATGGAACAACTTTAATTGACATGATTCAAGGAGCTTTAAGTGATACATTAAGATTTACTGAGAAAAGATATGTAATTTATGATGATTACGGAAAATTAACATTAAAAGAGACCGAAACTTTAAAAATAAAAGATTTGATATTTGATAATACTTCTGGAAAGGATTTTGACTTTGAAAGTAGTATAGACAAAGAAACGTACAATCAAGTTGTACTTGACTATGTAAATGATAAGGAGAAAAAACTTGAGAAATATCAAGTATTTGATAGTGAAAATATCACTAAATGGGGACTTTTGCAATATTTTGAAAAAGTAAACAGAAGTAATGCGACAGAAGCTGAAAGAAGAGAACGTGCTAATAAGATGCTCAAATATTATAATCAAAGAACAAAAACTTTAAAACTTAAAGGAATATTTGGAGATGTTAGAATTCGTGGTGGTTCTTCTTTCATTGTTTACATGGATGTTGCTGAATTTAAACTTGCAAATTATATGCTAGTTGATAAAGTTACACATAAATTTGGGTTCAAGGAATATTTTATGGATTTGGATCTTGAAGGAACTATAGGCAAGGAGGAAGGACACGATGGCGAAACTAGAACGAGCACTCAAACAGATGATAAATAATGCTGTTGAGTATAATAAACCTTCTGAAATTTATGCAGGGAAAGTAGAGAGTACATCCCCTCTTACCATAAGACTCGATGTAAATGTACCTGCTTTAGAGGAAGATGAACTTATTTTGACACATTTAGTAAAAGATTATGAAGTAGACATCACCGTAGGACATTCAACAGAGGAAACAGAAGTTGTCGAGGGTGCGGTGACTGACATAAAAAAACATAAACATGAATATAAAGGACGAAAGAAAATAACAATTCATAATGGACTAAAAATCGGAGAAGGTGTTTTGCTAATAAGACAACAAGGGGGGCAAAAATTTATTGTTCTTGACAGAATTGATGACCCACAAACAGAAGGTGAGTGGTTATGATACCAAAGATTGAAATAAGTGCAGATGTAACAGTAAGAGAACGACCTACAAAAACATACAAGATGGAACTTTACAAGGGAAATTATATTCTAGGATTTGTAGATAGTCAAAAAGCAATGGAACAAGCAATATATAAAATAATACGTACAGAACGGTATAAATATATAATATATTCTTGGAATTATGGAATTGAGCTTGAAGATTTATTCGGAATGCCTGTTGAATATTGTATTGTTGAACTCGAACGTAGAATATCAGAAGCATTGCTTCAGGATAATAGAATAACAGCGGTACATAGTTTTGAATTTGATACCGAAAATGAAAGAGGAACAGTACTTATAAAAAAATTTGTTGCCGAAACATTATTTGGAAAAATTCAAATCGATAATGGATTATCGGTAGCGATAATTTAAGGAAGGAGGTTGTTATGTTTGAAGTGATAACCTATGAAAAAATAATGGAAAGAATGCTTGCAAGAATTCCTAACAGTTTGGATAAGAGAGAAGGTTCTGTAATATGGGATGCCTTAGCTCCTGCCGCAATGGAACTAGAAAGTATGTATTTTGTGCTCCAAGATTTTATTAAGGAAACATTTGGGGATACCGCAAGCAGAGAAAATTTAATACGTAGAGCTTCTGAACGTGGAATATCTCCATACAAAGCGAGTAAAGCGGTGTTAAAAGGTGTTTTTGATATTGAAGTGCCATTGGGAAGTCGTTTCAGTTTGGAAGATTTGAATTATATAGTAATAAAATTCATACAACACAATACAACTACAAATTTTTATGAATACGAACTAAAATGTGAGAATTCAGGAAGGATAGGAAATGAAAAAACAGGGAAAATAATTCCTATTGATTACGTAAATGGGTTAGGACGTGCTGAAATAATAGAACTCTTAATTCCAGGTCGTGATGAAGAAGAAACGGAAGCACTAAGAAAGAGATATTTTGATAGCTTTAATATGAAAGCTTATGGTGGTAATATTTCTGATTATAAGTTAAAGGTACATGAAATAGGAGGTGTAGGGGCTGTTAAAGTGACTCCTATATGGAAGGGTGGCGGAACAGTATTACTAACTATACTAGATAGTGATTTTAACCAAGCAAGTGCAACATTGATTAAAAAAGTTCAGGATGTAATAGATCCTACAATGGATGCACAAGGTCTAGGTGTTGCTCCAATAGGACATATTGTCACAGTTCAAGGTACAACTAATGTACCAGTGAATATCGCAACAACTATTTCTTTTGAACCAAACTATACGTGGCCACTTGTGAAGTTAAAAGTTGAAGAGATTGTTAAAAAATATTTATTGGAACTTAGAAAAACCTGGGCTTTGAAAAATGAAATAACGAGCAATAATTTAGTTGTGAGAATTTCAAGACTTGAGGCTAGAATACTTGACGTGAATGGTATTTTGGATATTCAGAATACAACTTTAAATGGAAGTCCCAATAATTTACAACTTACAGAATATGAAATTCCGACATTTGGAGGTATATCTGTATGAAATTTTTAGAAATGATAAATGTAAATTTATTGGAATATTTACCTGATTTTATGCAGGAATATAGAGAAATTAGACAAATAATGAAAAGTGAAGAACCTGAGTTTAAAACTTTGTGGGATTTATTTAAAAAGGTGTTTAATAATCAGTTTATACAATATTGTGATGAAGATGGAATAAGTAAATTTGAAGAAATGTTAAATTTACACAGGTATGAAAACGATACATTGGAAATTAGAATTTTCAGAGTTCTAACATATTGGAATGACCAAATACCGTACACCTGGAAAGTTTTAACTCAGAGATTGAACCAACTATGCGGAGTAGGAAATTATGAATTAAAGCCTAATTTTAATAATTATGAACTAGGAATAACAACTAAATTTGATGATTCTAGGAAATACGATGAATTAAATAATATGCTAAAAATGATATTACCAGCAAACTTAGGATTTAAGAGTATCAACATACTTACTCCTAAATCTAAAAATAAAATTTATGTATCAAATGGGATAATAAGTTATGCGAGATACGAAATAATTGCAAAACTTCCGAATGTAGTATTTAGTATACACGCAACTGTAGGATTTATGCATGGTAAAAAATATATTATAGGAGGGTAAAAAAAATGGCAATATTTAAAGATACTACGATAACAGATAATGGAAGAGCATTGATAGCCGATACTTTAGCAAATAACAAACAGATAATTTTTACAAGGATGATTACATCAAGTAAAATCTATGAAGATTCAACCGATGTATCAAAATTAACAAATATAGATGAGATAAAGCAAACGGTGAGTATGTCTAAAATAAGTCAAGAAGGAACAAGAGTAAGATTAAATGCAGTGTTTACAAATTCAACAGTGAATACAAGTTATAAAATACAAACCATAGGACTTTATGCGAAAACCGGAACGGGAAATGAAATACTGTACAGTATAACTAGAGCAAAAGAACCAGATATAATGCCTGCAACAAATGGAATAAATTTAGCAACAGTAGAAATTGACTTGATAACAGAAATTAATAATTCTAACGGAGCAACAATGCTTATGAATCCATCTACTTTAGTAACTACTTCAAATTTGGTTGCTGAATTAGAAAAATAGCAGGACTGGAATTCGGTGGAAATATTCAAGACACAGGGGATAAGATCAAAGGGAAATGCTACTTTGATAACGTAACAAAATTTTACTATGAATGCATAGCGGACACAAATTTAACATATAATGATGTATCAAAATTCAGGGCGATTTCTAACAAGCCAATTTCCGACAAAGTGGAAAATTTGTTTAGTTTCGGAAAAAACACAATTAAATTTTCAGATGGAACCATATTGGAACACGGCACAGGTATAGCTGGAAGATCTGGAACTTATGTAAGAAATACTTTATCCAAAGATTTTAAGAGTATTTCCGCTGTCGTTCCAGTTCATCGTGGTTCTGATGCATCTAATACAAATATTTCAATTATAGCTTCATCAAATAACACTTTTGACGCATACAGCTACAGACCGAATGAAAGTGTCTCGATATATTTTATTGCGATTGGACGCTGGAAATAATCAAACAATCTTTACAAAATAAAAATAAAGAAATGGAGTGATAAAAATGACAACAGTAATTTACATTTACTTGATAGCGACAATGGAGAATATAGCAAAACCAGTTGTAACATCTCTGGAGGAATTCAAAGAAAATCCGGCAATGTTTTATCCAGACTGGCATGAGGAAACAATGAAATATTCTGACGGGTTGCTTACAAATCCAGTTATTGATACTGAAACTGGAGAATTAAGGGAGATGACTGAATTTGAAAAAGTCAAAGCAGGTAAAAGAATTTTAGATGACGGGTCTTATCTTGATGAGGATAACAAAACTATTGTAACAGTAGGCAAGCCGAATGAATACAGTATTTGGGATAAAGACAGCAATGCCTGGATTGAGGATAAAGCCTTGAAATTACAATTTTTGAAAAATGAAAGATATAAAAATCAGCAGTCTTATTTGGCATATAAAAAAGAACTTGCGGAAAAGGAATCGGAGAAGACTGAGTTTGAGGATTTGGGATTTGATATATCCGAAACGGAAGAACGAATTAAAGAAATAACTTCGGAGCTGGATTTATTAAAGACAGAGATAACAAAGATGACAAAAGAAATTAAGGAGCTGGAAAAATAGTAAGGCAATTATATAAAAGGAAGTGATTTAAATGGACAGATTTGAGAAAATATTTGACTATCTGCTGAAAGTTGAGGGCGGATATTCTAATGACAAGTACGACAAGGGCGGAAAAACAAAATACGGAATAACTGAAGAAGACGCAAGAGATTTTGGATATAAGGGAGATATGCAGGACTTGACAAAAGATTTTGCAAAGAATATATATCTGAAGAAATATTACTTAGGGAACAAGCTGGATAAAGTCATAAACAACAAAGTGGCGCTATCTGTATGTGACTGGGCTGTAAATAGTGGCAAAAATGGAATCAAAAACGCACAGATTGCTATAAATCAACTTACTAATGCAAATCTTGATGTAGACGGAATAATTGGAAACAAAACATTGGAAGCATTGAATGCAACGGATCCTGATAAATTTTTAGAAGTTTATCATAACTTGCAGAGAATTTATTACAGAAGCAAGGTTGAAAGTGACAAGACTCAAAAAGAATTTTTGGCAGGTTGGTTAAACAGAGTTCGGAGAAAGGAGGAATATTTGAGAGATTGGGATAAGGAAAATACAGCAACAGAGAATAAAACGTATTCTTTCAGCCAAGAAAGTTTGGATAGAATGAAAAAAGTACATCCAAAGTTAGTCGAAGTTATAAAAGCTGCAATCGTGGGTAGTCCTTTTGATTTTAGAATAACAGCAGGAGCAAGAACGGCTGAAGAACAGTTTGCTTTGTATCAAATCGGAAGAAGCAAGCCAGGAAGAATTGTAACAAATTGTGATGGGAAAAGAGCGAAATCAAACCATCAAATAAAATCTGATGGATTTGGGCATGCTGTTGACATTTTCCCTTGCGGAGTTATCGAAAATGGTGTGTATAGAAAATTCACATCGGAAGAAGGATATGATGAGAAAAAATTAAAATTGATTGCAAACCACATCTTGGCAGTAGCAAAATCAAAAAATGTAAATATTGAATGGGGCGGAAATTGGAAAATGCACGATACGCCACATTTTGAATTAAAGTAGCGTAAAAATAGCTTGAATACAAGCTATATTTGAACGTTAAAAATAACTTTGGTAAAATGGGTTGCCTAGTGAGTTAAAATTGATTGTAGGACTTGCTAGGTGGCTTAGAATGGATATTAAGAAAAATAACAAAATAGGAGTGATAAAAATGGATAAATTAGCAGCAAAAATATATTTGACAGGTAAAATTTTAGAATTAGGAAAGACTTTAATCTATAAAACAGAAATAGTTGCAAAAGGAAAAGCTGGAGCAGAAAAATTTAAGCAGGTGTATGAAGGCTTCTGGGATAAATTAGAAGAATTATTGGAAAAAGAAAAGTCAATTGACAGAAAATGGATTCCTGACTTTGCAGAAGAAATTGGCGAAGAAGTTCTGACAGAAGTTTTAAAGGAAGCTAGAAAAACATTTGACTTAAAAGTTATACTGCAACAAATTTTTGATGAGGAAAAAGCAGGGAACAAAAACATATTATAGGAGCATAAATGATTGAAGACTTAAAAATAATAATTGACAATCACGGGCTTTTCTTGATCTTATTTTTTAGCGGAGTATTATTTGGTGTAGTGGCTCAAAAAATGGTTGACAACAAGCCTGTCAAGCCGTATATGAAAAGGATAGCGGTCGCTGGAATGACTATGTCCATAACATTGTCTTTAAATAAAATAATTGGGCATTTGTCGGCAGAATATCTATATCCGTGGAGTCCAGTTATTGGATTTTTTGGAGAAGCAATTCTAGAAACTATAAACGAAAAAAGATATGGAATCAGTACAGGATTTTTGGAGCTGCTGCTTGAAAGGCTGGGATTTGTGAAAAAGGATAAGGGTGATGATAATGGAAAAACATCGCAGAAGTAGAAAACTTGCATTTTTAATGTTAGCACTTATATTTTTAAATTCAGTTTTGACATTGAAGTTGAGAAGCTATCAAAGACGGCAAAATTTAGATTTATTAAGAAGCAGATTAAGAAACGAGAGCAATAGAGAGATTTTTGACAGCATAGAAAAGAAGTCGAAGACAGAGGATATG